TATTGGTGCTTTTGCTGGAGTGTTTCCATGGGGTCCAGTATTGGAGCCTGTGACAATTAGCTCGGAGAACGATTTAGTTCGTCGCTTCGGTAAGCCAAACGATAGCAATTTCCAAACCTTTTTCACAGCTGCGAACTTCCTATCTTATACAAATAATCTATTACTAGTTCGTGCAGACGCTGGATCTTTGAATGCGGTTGCAACTACAACTGGCGGTCTTGGTACTGTCGCTGTAGCTACTGGCGGTGCTGGTTCTGGTTATTCTTCTACTGCAGCTGCACCTGCTGTCACAGTTGGTGCTCCTGATATTGCTGGTGGCACCCAAGCTGCTGTTACAGTAACTCTTTCTGGTGGTGCCATTACTGCTATTGCGGTTTCTTCTGGTGGTTCTGGTTATGCTACTGCTCCGTCAGTAACTCTTTCTGCTCCATCTGGTGGTTCTGGTGCAACATTTACTGCAGTATTGTCAGCACCAACTCTTGCTGGTGTCGCCATTTCTGGAACTGGTGGTCAATTTACTTGTACTGCAGCTACATTGGTAGTTGGTAGCACAATTAATATTACTGGTACTCTTGGTGGTACTGGTACTATCACTAGTTATGCAACTGGTACTACATACAAAGTTTCTGCCATTACTGGTTCTGGTTCTTCTGTAACAGGATTTACTTTAACTACTACTGCTGATGTTGCGATTGTTACTACTGCAGGCACTCCAACTGGCTTAACATACTCAGTAACATCAAATCAATCAGTTGCTTCTGTAACAGTTGATACTGGTGGTACAGGATTCAAAGGTACTGTTACTGCTTCTTTCTCAGCTGGTAATGCTACTGCTGGTTCAGTTACTGTGGCTTCATCAAGTATCACTGCTGCAACAATTACTACTCCAGGTTCTGGATATTCTACTGCGCCAACTATAACTGTTGCTGCTCCTCCATCTGGAACTACTGCTACATTAACTAATACCATTTCAGTTGCTGGTTTAAAAATTATCAATGGTGAAACATACAATACCACTTATGTAAATGGTGCTGGTATTGTTGGATCTTTTGCTGCAAAATATCCAGGAACACTTGGTAACTCTTTAAAAGTTGCTGTATGTGACTCTGCTGGATTTAGTGCTTGGACATACAAAGATGAATTTGATGCTGCTCCAGCAACTTCTACATACGCTACTAGCGTTGGTGGTACTCAAGACGAAATGCACATTGTCGTTGTTGATGAAGATGGCGCATGGTCTGGCACGCAAGGTACTATCTTAGAAAAATTTGCTTTTGTTTCTAAAGCATCCGATGCTAAGAAATCTGATGGTACTAATAACTACTATAAAAGCGTATTAAATTCTCGTTCAGAGTACATCTACTGGATGGATCATCCTACTGGTGTTACTGGTACTACTGCTTGGGGTTCTGCTGCAGCTGGCGCAACATTTAAAACACTAACTGCTGTTCTGTCAATTTCTCTAGATGGTGGTACTGATGATTTTGTAGCAACTGATGGTGAACTACAATCTGCATATGCATTGTTTGCTAATGCTGAACAGTTTGATATTAGTCTAATTATGGCTGGTAAAGCAACTGCTGCAACAGCAACATACATTATCAATAACATCTGCGAAACTCGTTTAGATTGCGTAGCGTTTGTATCTCCACAGAGCACTTCTACTGCCGAACCAATCATTGGTTCTACTTCTACTGAACAAAATGCAATAATTGCATACCGTGGTGCATTGCCATCTACTTCTTATGCGGTTCTTGATTCTGGTTACAAGTATCAATATGATCGTTACAATGACCAATACCGTTATGTACCATTGAATGGTGACATTGCTGGTCTATGTGCTCGTACTGACTACACTAACGATCCTTGGTTCTCTCCAGGTGGTCTAAATCGTGGTCAAATTAAGAATGTTGTTAAGTTGGCATTCAATCCAAGCAAAACACAAAGAGATATGCTTTACAAGTCTGGTATTAATCCTGTGGTTACATTCCCAGGAGAAGGTACTGTCATGTTTGGTGATAAGACTCTCTTGGCTAAACCAAGTGCGTTTGATCGTATTAATGTTCGTCGCCTATTCATTGTTATGGAAAAAGCGATTGCCACTGCTGCAAAATTCCAGTTGTTTGAATTCAACGATGGATTTACTCGTGCACAGTTTAAGAACTTAGTCGAGCCATTCCTCCGTGATGTCCAAGGTCGTCGTGGTATTACTGATTTCGTTGTTAAGTGCGATGAATCTAACAACACAGGTGAAGTTATCGATCGTAACGAATTCGTTGCTGATATCTTCGTTAAGCCAAATCGTTCTATCAACTTTATCACTCTCAATTTCGTTGCTGCTCGTTCTGCGATTAACTTCTCAGAAATCGGTGCGTAATTCAAGATAAATAGATAAGAACATAAGGAGAATTAAATGGCAAATATTGCTGATTTCAAAGCGCAGATGATCGGTGGCGGTGCTCGCCCAAATCAATTCCGTGTTGAATTAACATTCCCGTCATATGTTACATTGGGTGTAGTTGCAGGACAAAGAGCGCAGTTTTTATGTAAAGCTGCTCAATTACCTGCATCCACTATCGAGACTCTACCAGTCTTGTATCGTGGTCGCCCAGTTAACTTTGCTGGTGAAAGAACATTCCAACCATGGACTGTAACAATTTACAACGATACTACTTTTGGTATTCGTAATGCACTAGAGCAATGGCAATCTGGTATCCAGAATTACAATACAACTAATGGTCGTACTAATCCTACTGACTACCAAGTTGACTTGAATGTTCACCAGTTAGACCGCAATGGTGCAATTATCAAGAGTTATAAATTTGTTGATGCATTCCCAACAACAATTTCCGCAATCGGTTTAGATTACGAGCAACAAAATGCAATTGAACAGTTTGATGTAGAGTTCCAATACAACTTCTTTACATCAGCTACTGGTGCAGCTGCTGGCTTTGGTGTCAATGTTTCTGTTGATACTCCAGTTGGTAGTTTCCCACTTTAATAATTAACTGAAGGTTATTACATAATGCAGATTTTTGGATTTGAGATAAAGCGTAAGGATGGAGAGCAATTACCGAGTGTAGTTCCTCCAAGTCCAAATGATTCAGGAGCAACCGTAGTAAACACTGGTGTAAATGCTGGTGGATACTACGGTATGGTCATGGATCTTGAGGGTGTTATCAAGAACGAAAATGATTTGATCCGTCGCTACCGTGAGGTGGCACAGTATAGTGATTGTGATGGAGCGATCGAAGACATTGTTAACGAAGCGATTGTAGCTGATGAAAGCCACAAATCTGTTGAGATTGTTCTTGATGAAGTTAAAGTTTCAGAAAATATTAAAACTAAAATTCGTGAAGAATTTTATAATGTACTCCGCATATTAAAGTTTGATGAAAGAGCACATGAAACATTTCGTGCTTGGTATATTGACGGAAGATTATATTATCAAATTCTTATCGATGAAACAAGAGTTAAAGACGGTATTCAAGAATTAAGATACATCGATCCTCGTAAGATTCGTCGTATTAAGAATATCAAAAAAGAAAGAACACCACAAGGTGTTGAAGTTGTAAAAGAAGTAGAAGAATACTATCTTTACAACGACAAAGGAATTACAGAGCAAACAACACATGGTGTTAAACTGGCTCTTGATTCAGTGGTTTATGTACCATCAGGATATGTAGATCCAAATACTGGTATGGCAATGTCTTATCTTCATAAGGCAATTAAACCAGTTAATCAATTAAAGATGATCGAGGACTCTCTTGTCATCTATCGTATCAGCCGTGCGCCTGAACGAAGAATTTTTTATGTTGATGTAGGTAATTTACCTAAGTTGAAAGCAGAGCAGTATGTAACGGACATTATGAATAAGTTCCGTAACAAGATTGTTTATGATGCAACAACTGGCGAAACTCGTGACGATCGTAAACATCTTTCTATGATGGAAGATTTTTGGATGCCTCGTCGTGAAGGTGGTAAAGGTACTGAGATTACTACACTTCCAGGTGGACAAAACTTAGGTGAGATTCAAGATATTGAGTATTTCCAAGGTAAATTGTTTCACTCATTGAATGTACCAATTAGCCGATTACAACAGTCTTCTGGTTTCAGTATTGGTCGTTCACAAGAAATTACTCGTGATGAAGTTAAGTTTAACAAATTTATAGTTAGACTGCGTAAGAAATTTAATGCATTATTTAACCAAGCACTTCGTGTTCAGTTAATTAGCAAAGGTATTATCCGTCCAGATGAATGGGACGAACTTCGTGTTGATATTAAATACGATTACATTGAAGATAATAACTACGCTGAACTTCGTGACAGTGAGATTATGCAAGCCAGAATGGGATTGCTACAAATTGTAGATCCATTTGTTGGTAAGTATTATTCACAAGACTGGGTTAAGAAAAACATTCTTCGTTTGGATGATAAAGAAATTAAAGACATCCAGAAAGAAATGACTAAAGAACAAGACATTATGATTCAGCAAGCAACTGTTCAAGGAGAACTTCAACAGGCTATGCAGCAACCAGCGATGGATGCACAAGCACAGCAACAACAAGCTGTACAACCTCAGCAAGATCAAGGTGCTCAAGATCCACAAGAATCTGAAGCTGATGCTGAAGCAGAACAAGAAGATACACAACAGAGCAACGGTAAAGTTACCAATCTAAAAACTGGTACTTGGCCAAATTAATAGGAGAATATTATGAGTGAAACAGTACAAAATTTAGTCCAAGCAATTCAAGCTGGCGATGCACTTGAAACAGAAAATGCGTTTGCAAATGCAATGGCAGAAAAGTTATCTACTCGTTTAGATGGCATGCGTCAATCAGTTGCACAAAGTATGTTTGCACAAACAGCAGAAACTGAACCTACTACGGAAGAGTAATGCGTTACTACGAATTTACAAAATCTCTAAAGCGATCTGATATTGTTGAAAGTATCAGATCCTATCTTCAGTTAATCGAAAAAACTGAAGAAGGAAAGGTTTTGATAAATGGTATTGAAACAGAATTTACGAGTTTAGAAGAAGCAAGACAATACATTAAGCAAGACTATATTTCGCATCAATTAGAAGAACAAGTATCAAAAGACTTATACGAAGAACTATCAGAACATACTGTCGCAAATATTATTAAAGAATATCACGATATTAAAGTTACCGATACAT